TAAATACGCCTTTAGCCTAGTTGGCTCGGTCATATCTCGTATTCGTATCTTTGCAGCAGTAATTGACAATCCTGCAGAGCCTCCATACCCAGTTCGCAACAACCCACTTCTTGATGAGCGTCTTGCCTCAGCGGCAGAGCGCGCAATCGTTCGTCTTGACTCGGCATACGGAGGACAGGCTGGTCTTCTCCGTGATGCAGCACTCAATCTTGCAGTAGCTGGCGAGTGCTACCTTGTTCAAATTCCAGAGCGTATGGGACAAGGTCTTCCTGAGACATGGGATATCCGTTCGGTTGACGAAATTCAGATTGATCAAAAGGGTGCCTACACAATTATTCCTCGACGTGAAACAGGTTCCTACACAGGACAAAAACAACCTGGTCAAATTATACTTCCAAACAATGCGTTTATCGGTCGCATCTGGAGAGCACACCCACGCTATTCCGACGAGGCTGATTCAAGCCTTCGCGGTTTGCTAGATCTTTGCTCAGAATTACTTCTCCTCAACAGAACGTTCCGTGCTACAGCGCGCTCACGTCTAAATGCTGGAGCGTTGTACTTGCCTGACGGACTTTCTGTTGCTGCTTCACCAGATCCTGATTATCCGTATGATGATGATGACTCAATGAATCAAGCCTACACCCCTGAGGAAGCGGCTGACGAGTTTGAGGATCAACTTATGGATGCGATGACAACTCCTATTCGTGATGAAGATTCAGCGTCCGCGGTTGTTCCACTTATTATTCGTGGTCCAGCAGAACTTGGCGACAAGATTAAGCAATTCAAGTTTGAGCGTTCGTTTGACCCAGCACTTGCACAACGTGCAGATCGTGTTCTAGAAAGAATTTTACAAGGCCTTGATGTTCCAAAGGACATCGTTACAGGTCTTGCAAACGTTAAGTATTCCAATGCTCTTCAAATTGATGAGTCACTATACAAAGCACATATCGAACCGTTAATGCTTCTGATTGCAGACGCTATTACAGTTGTTTATCTGCGTCCTTACCTGATTGCAAATGGGTTCGACCCAGCTCAGGTAGAACGCATCTGCGTATGGTATGACCCATCACAGGTGGCTACGCGCAATGACCGCGCAGCCGACGCAGATGCTGGATTTGACCGGGGAGTTATCTCTGGAGATGCATGGCGCAGATCACACGGATTTACAGAGCAGGACGGCCCAACTCCTACAGAGGTTGCGCTACGTCTGCTTAGAGAGAAGGGTGCAATCACACCTGAGCTCACAGAGGCAATGCTTGCAGCAGTTGCTCCTGACGTTATGAAGGCAACTCGTCTTGCATCACAGGCAACATCACTTGCACCAATTCCGCCAGAGGTTGAACGACTTCTTAAGGGACCACAGCAAATTGCAACAGAAGCAGCGGAGACAGAGACGCCAACAGAGACACCAGAGCCAACTCCAACTACTGAGGTGTAACAGTAATGTCCTTTGAGCCAGTTGATCTTGTTGCTTCATACACGCCAATAACAGCAGATGGTAAAGGTCCTTGCTGGGACGGGTATAAGCAAGTTGGTATGAAGAAAGGCAAGAATGGGAACATGGTTCCCAACTGTGTACCGAAGGATTTTGCAGACTCGCTTACATCTGCAGGAATCATTGTTGCTGAAGAGCAAGATCTTGCTAAGGCACTTTTAGAGATTGCTGAAGAGCATGGAAAGTTTAACGAGGACCGAACAGGTATCTGGGCAGGATACACGCCTGCCGCAGAAAACGAATATAAGGAAATTGGTGTTAAGTGCATCAACTGTGTTCTTTATGAAGGTCCTGGAGTTTGCAAGATTATTGCACAGCCAATTGAAGATGACGGCAAGTGCCGTTTTGCGGTTATCCCTGACGGTGTTGTTCAAGTTGAAGACAGTCAGATTACAGCTGCTGTGTCTCGTCCTGCTCCAAAGAAAGATCGCATCTACGGCTCAAAGAGAAATCCTAAGGGATCTGCTAAGGGTGGAAAGAAAATTGTGTTTAGCGCTCGAACAGAGGCAACACTTCGTGAGAAGGTAAAGAAGCACAACGAGAAAGCACCTGAAGGACGTAAGGCAACTCTTGGAATGCTTAAGGCTGTGTATCGTCGTGGCGCTGGTGCGTTCTCAAGTTCGCATCGTCCAGGAATGACAAGAGACGGCTGGGCATTTGCTCGCGTCAATGCGTTTCTGCGCTTGTTAAAGAGCGGTCGCCCTGCAAATGCAAATTACAAGCAGGACAATGATCTGCTACCAGCAAAGCATCCACGCTCAAGTAAAGGCGATGCCTCAATTATCGCGTCGCTCTATGCTAGCCAGGAGCTATACGTTGAATTACAGAATGAAGAAGACTATCACTCACCAGAGCATGCAATCCTTGCGATGGCGGAACTATCTGGTCAAGGTTATGAAATTGTCCCAGCGCTACGCGCAACATGGCTACGTGCCATACGCGACAACGAGTCTCCATTTGATCGAGCAGCAGTTCTTGCGTCTGCACTCTACGGGTCAAAGGACGCAGACCTTTTGCCAGTTAAGGAGACCGAGTAAATGTACGAGCTAATTAACGAACTTATCTCACACAGAGAAAAGGTTAAAGTCGTTCCTAAGGCAAATGTTCGTGGAAACAAGACGTCATTTCGCCAGTCGCTACGTAATCTTGCAGCAGCCGAAAATGCAAAGGTGCCTGCAGAGCGTCGCGTTTCTCAACAGGCTGTATTTTTAGTTGCAGAGCGCTCGCTAGCAAAGACAGCAAGCCTAGAGACAAAGACTCGTCAGTTTGTTGCCTATAAGGAAGTTTCATCGTTTATTAGTCTTGCATGCACTGGTGAGGTATCGACTGAGTCGCAAGTATCGTATAGAGATCTACTTCCAGTAGGACACCCTCTATCATCTCGCTCTAACGCGATGACTGCCTCTGCCTTACGTCATGCTCGTTCTCGCTGGATCGCAGCAGACCCACGCGTTGATGAAGATGTAAGAGAAATTATCGCAGCAGCGTACTTCTATGACAAAGACTCAGTAGAGTACTCACACGCAATCGCTTCACTACAGGTTCTTGTTGCAGGAGCAGTTCCTCGTGAGATCTACTTATCAGCTCTCACCGCTGCATTTAGTTTTGGTGCTGGAAACACATCTGCTGCCCGTAGCGCTCGTGCGCGTCTGCAGTGGCGTGACCGTTTAGGACGCTGGATTGAGATGGGTCGCGGCATCGGCTTTAGAGTTAACATCGGCGGCAACAACGTTCCTATCAATGGAAAGTTTATTGGTACAGACGGTAACCGTGGACTTGTGCAAGTTAAGGGTGACGCAAACATCCCTGACGGAATCTATCCAATTGAATCAAGCAACGCTCAGGCGTATAAGGCTTTACTTCCTGACAGCGCTGTAGGAAAAGTTAAGGGAAAGCTTTCGTCTATTCTTGACAAGAGAGCAAGTATTCCTAGCAAGGATGATCTTGTTGCTGCACGCCTAGACGCTCCTGCCGGTTGGAAGAAAAACGAAGATGGATCATTTGGGTCTGACGATGACTACATCGTTGACGAGGCAGATGGAAAGCTTACGCTGTTCCGCAAGGACAAGAACGGCGATAAGGGTACACAGGTTGGCGAACAGGTTGATGACTGGGCGCAAATCCAGGATCTTGCAAACGCAGATCAGAAAGACTACGACAAGTTTAAGCGTATCGTTTCTGCACCAGAAAACGCTGACGTACTTCCAGGATCTGAAAAAGACCCTTACGACAAGCTCAATCCTTCTGCAAAGGCTACTCTCGACGAGCTAGAAGCTAAGAAGGAAAAGGATGAAGCATTCTTTGTAGAAAAGAAAAAGAAGTACAACGAGGACGTTGATAAGTTTGAAGAGATGCTTGAACAGGGCAAGGATATTGAAGGTCGCGATATTCCAGAAGGCTGGGAAGTCGGAATCAGTAAGTACTCAACTGATAATGTTCTTCCAATTAGATCATTTACTAAGCTTGTGCCAAGTGCAGACGGAGAAGGCCAAGTCGACATCATTGCAGAAATTGACGATGAAGGAAAGATTAGTTTTGGTCATCGCGCTCAGTGGTTTAACAAGAATGAAAACGGAACTGGCAAATATGACACCTGGGAAGAAGCAGAAGCACAGATTCCTCGTATTGTTGAGTGGGTTGGTGACTCTAAGAGTTTACAGCACAACCCGGAGGATCCTTGGTTTAAGGAAACCTTTCCTATCCCTCGTCCAGGAGATGAGACAGTTGCTAAGTTGCCAGAGACTCCAAAAGCAGGAGACAAAGCTAAAGAGCGCTGGGAAGAAATAGAAAAGGGTCTTAAAGAACAAGAAGAGATTGATGTTGACAAAGTTCGCCGTGCAATTGAAGATCCTAATAAAGAAATTGCTGACCAGCTAAAACAAAATCTTATTGACGAGCTTGTTGCAAAACTTACGCCTCCTGAAGGTGCGTGGAAACTAAAAAGTCCTGAGAAGTTTGAACCTGAAGGTCGCGTTGATGATGAGATGAGTTCTGACTTCTCAGATGACCCAGAAGTTATCGCAAACAAGTTTGGCACCGATGCGCTTGTTGATGGTTTTATACAAGGCATCGTCGGTAAAAAAGATTACGCGCTAGATCTTCTTGAGGACGATGGCGACGACGAAGAGCTTGACGAAGATGGCGAGCCAGCTAAAAAGAAAGGAAAGCCTGGCCCTAAGAAAAAGAAGCCAGCAGTTAAACCTGTCGGTCTAGGTGTTGGAGCTCTTGATTTTAATAGCGGTGAAGAGTGGGTTCCAGTAGAGGCAATCTATCTTGCGCTTAAGAAGCAAGGATATGACGCTGACCTTTTACTAGCGCAACTCTACGACGCAGGCTTAGGTGAGAGCAAGAACCAAGATCTTCTTAAGTCTCTTCGCAAGGAGGAGAACGTTCAAGCTGAAACGCCATTGCTTGATGCGATTGATCCAGAGGACGCAGAGGCTATCGCAAGAGCAAACGTTGATGTTGCGCTTGCAGACTCAGGATCTGCACTTGTATCGCAGCTGATGGAGCTCAACAGAAACGGAGAGCCAAATCCTAAGATTGTAGAACTCGC